CCCAAAGTTGTATCACTAACGATCCAAGACAGATGAAAAGAAGTGTTTGCATTGAATGCAGATAGCAATTGAATGTCTTCAAAATAGGGATTGATTGTTGCAGTAGCCATTATGGTTCCTGCTCTAACATCAACAGAACCTAGACTTCCAATAGATTTCAATTCACGCAAAGCGTTATCGTAAGAAAAAGACAAAGTTGTAAACTTAATTAATGTAGTGACACCTGTTCCAACTGCTGTTATTTGAGATACATTTCCAACTGTACTCATAACAGGAGTTGTAGTTACTGCTGTATTTGAAAGTCCAGAAATTTGATCTTCTGTAGTTTGTCCATTCAATGCAGTGAATCCAAAGGCCATAGTAGCCAAAGAGCCAACAGACAAATCTTGAGACATTGTAGAAACTCTTGCTCCTCTAAAGTTTTGATAAACAGTTGTAGCTAAACCCGTATGAGATTTTTGAATGGTATAAGAGTGATCAGTCTTTCCGCTTTTTATTGTTGAACCTTTTATTACCATTGAATTTCCTACTGACTCTGTAGCAAAAGGAACAGGATATGTTGTGACAACTCCAGCAGCTAAAGTTACAACTCTAAATTTAGTAAGATTTGTAAAAGCGTTTGCAGTTCCGCTGATAGAAAAAGTTTGTCCAACTTGCAAACCTCCAGAAATAAAACCGTTCCCTGAATCAGTAAATCCTGTTGCAGTAACTGCAATTGTTGTTGCAGTTATGGAAGTGCTAGTCCAAGTTGCATCAGTGAACAATGCGCCTTCCATTAAAGCGTCAAAGCTTGTTGCTGTAAGCTCTACGTTTATTTCTCCGGAGTTAGTTTGATCCGTTAAAACAAGATCAGAAGTTGCTCTGTCTGATCTTATTTCTTCGGAAGTTGTTGTTGTGTTTGTTGACTCCAAACTTTCTCCAGTAAAACGCAAAAGCTGCATAGATGGAGATGAAGGAGTTGTTCCTGCTGTTGATTCCTTGATGAAGGAAAGTGTAGTTGAATTACTTGTTCCAATGGTCATGAGATTTACTCTCCTAAATTAAGAAAATACGTCATACTGAAAAACAGTGCTGACATTATGTTGATACCAATTATCTTGAGTACCAATTTTAGAAACGCTAGCTGCAAAGCATCTAACTCCGCTAAAATTTTTGTTTTGGAAGATTGCTATCACAGCATCATCCATAATTGAAATTGCTTTTTCTCCAGTTTGAGTTGCAACAAAACATTGAACTAAAATTTCACCTTCTGTTCTTTGAAATCCTGTTCCAACTTCTGCATTCAAAGTAACAAAAGGAATTACATTCAAACGAACCCATGCAGTTTTGTCTGTAGGAGGATCAAATTTATTGTTGCCTCCGAAATCAATATATTTATTGTCTGGAGTCCATCCAGAAATAAAATATTCTGATACAACTTTTCTTAAAGTATCAAAACTCATTTGCCTGTTACATCCCTTATAGCAAGCCTTATTTCTCTTTCAACAAATTTTGGATCACTGTTTTGAGAACTGCTTCCTTGATTCAAATAAGTAACATGAGGAACAAAATTTGAAATATGATAAGAGTCAGAAAAAGTTTTTGCTTTAGCATCCGGCTTACTATTGGGAGCAGGATAAACTACTGCTCCAGTGCTTTTTACTTTAGGAGGAATTTTTTTGTCTACTTTGTTTAAAGTAAAATTCCATCCTGCTCTTGCTTGACCAGTATCTGCAGGAGTTGCTGTTACCAATCTTGCATGAGCCCTCATTGCAACTTTGTCTAGTTCAGCAATAACTTCTTTTTCAACACCTTCTAACATACTGACGATAAATTTATTGTTAAATTCAACAGACATTTTAAATACTCTTCCTAACTTGCATAGAATAAATTATAGGAATTGAACCTCCACCCATAACCGGAATGCAATTTATAACTATGTATTCAGTACCGCTAGATAATAAAACAACATCATCTAATTCAGGAGCAACAGAAAGATCAACTGCATTCACAACAACACTTTCATCTTCACTTTTAATATTTATTCCATCTATTTTTGAAGCAGTAAAACTTGAAAAAACTCCTTTGGAAGTATACTTAACTTCAACAGGAGTCCTGTTATCGTTAGTTACGTTATATGCTCCGTCAGTAGTCTTTACTAGCGTAAAAGAAACTACAACATCAGAAAGAGAAGAAGTGAAAGCTTCTGCAACTGCTGTTTGAATGTCAGAGCGTAATCCCATTTATCTTCTAACCAAAATTGCAGTTTTCATTCCACCAGATTTTTTCAAAGCGTATCCGGCATTGCTCATCATTGCAGAAACATCAGGATAAGGATCATTCCAAGAACCCGTAATGTATGGATCATATTCTGTTTCACTTTCAACAACATCTGCTTTAACTTTTGATTTTTTCAAACCTTTTGCTGGAGCAGCAGAATCAGCAGCCTTAAAAAGTGAAGCTGACAATTGAGAGTTTCCAAGCAAAGCATTTGCGTTTATCAAAGTTTGATTAGATGCTTCATTAGAAGGGATATTATAGGTATTATCCATGTATACAGTTGCCCATTCTAAAGCAGTTAATTTTTCTGCTGCTTCTGAATTATCCCAAGGAATTGTTTCCCCAAGAACTGTATTTGCTTGAGCAACTGTAGAATAAGTTTCCGTAACGATAGCCATTTTAATTCACCGCCTTTACTTTGTCTTGACTGAATTTAATTGTGCCTTCTGAAATTGTATAAATATCTCCGGAAGCATCAACAACTTGTGCATCATAATAAGTAGTTCCAACATAATCCGCGTTAGATGTTGTTGGTCTAAATTCTATCTTTCCTGCTGCTGGAGTTGTTCCAACCATTTCAAATAATTTTGTCGCTTCACTTGGAGGATTTTTCTCTGTTCCAACAAGCATACGCATACTGAATCCAGAAAGGTTTTGATCCACTCCGGACTCTGTTTTTATAGTAAAACGGAAAGGTTTTGTATCTCCTCTTTTTCTGGTTATGTTCGCTTCAATTGGTAGGATCATTAGACCTCCTGCACTACTTGATATTTATCACTTGAAACAGAAGTGAAAACATATTTATCTTCAGAAATTTCTATAGAATATTTATCTTCAACAATCGCTATAGAATATTTATCTTCTAAAAAAACAATTGAAGGAGGAGCTTCTATTATAAATCCAACTTGTAAATTTCCTACAACTTCAGCAAGAGCAGAAACAGAAGCAGCTAATAAAACTTCTGTTGATATGTTTGCAGAAGTTGAAGATGCTCCAGAAACATTTGTAACAAAATTTATTGAAGTTAATAAATCTGCTGTTGTTGATGCACTAGAAGATAACGCTCCGGCCATTAAAATTTCAGTTGAAAATTCTGCTTCTGTTTGAGTTGTTCCTAAAACATCAACATCAAAAGTTATGGAAGTTTCAAACACTGATGAAGTAGAAGATGCTCCTAATAAATCACCATCAAAAATTATCTCTGTTGAAAAATTAGCTGATGTTGAAACTGCTCCAATAACACTAGAATTCAAGTGCATTTCGTATTGATAGCTATAAGAAATTGCATCAACTAGAACATTAGTATTACCAACATAAGCAGAATTTATAAGAGAGCTAAAAATTACAAAGTTGCCACTCTGCAAATTAGAAACGGTAAGATTTGCAGGAGTGAATCCCCAATATCCATCCCCACTAGGAAGTGCTTCCAACCATACATTAGAATTTGTTGTTGTTGTTACAACTGTTCCTAATGAACCATTTCCAACTAAAGAAATTTTAGGCTGGAGAATAACTCCATCTCTTCCTGCAACAGTTGTTGAGCGCATCATTACAAAAATATCTAAAGAAACAATTGTGCAATCTGTATTTACAGATGCAGAAGAAAAATCTTTGTAAGTGATTCTGTCAGAGTTTTGATTTTTTGATAGATCAGTTGTTGATGTTGAATAAACATTATTTACAGAATAAACATTTTCAGGATTTGAAACTCTAGTGTCTTGAGTAAGCTTTAGTTGATTCGCACTAGGAAATAATTTAGCAGTAGTTAAAGTAGCGGCCATTACAGAACAAACTCTCTAATTAGATCATCAGAAATTTCTTCACTATTTTTAAAAACTTCTCTCATGCCTTCGTCTTCATTTCCTTCATAAAATTCATAAGGCAATCCGTAAGGAAAAACATAGCGCATCAAAGAAATTCCCATGTGATCTTCTTTGCATAAATCTAGATAAAAAGATCGCGTTTCTTTATCAAATAAATTATCAAAAGCTGGATAAATTAATAGCGCACCAAAACCAAAGAATACGCTTCTATTGTAGTAGTTTTCGCAACACTCCATTAGACTTTTAAGAGTAGTCAAAGAATGAGAAGAAATATATTCTTCGACTTCATATCTCATGCTGCAATCTATATACATTATTTCAGCAATAGAACCCGTTTTCAGTGTAGCTGGAAGCGTAACTGTAAGAGGAGTTTCTATTCCTAATGGAGCAGTCAATTTATTGCCCCGCTTGAGCCAAAACAAGATAGCGAGTAACACGATTTACTTCCGATTGAATTTCATCATTTGTATAAGAATTCAAAACAGATAAATCTTCTAAATCTTTATTGCGAGCAAGAATGAAATTGAAAGCT